CTTCAACCGAACTATGAGTGCAACCATAGTTCCTCAGTGGGTCTCCAACCAGGGTCGATATCCACTTGAAAGACTACCTTCATATATCGCTCGCTAATGGGTGCGACTTCCTTGTATTTATTAACAAGGTAGAGATATATCTTGAACAACCTCCCATCTTTAAATCCGGAATCAATTAAGATCCCTTGAACCCGGGCGATGGCGTGTCCAGGACCGCGCGTCTCTCGTTCAGGATAGAGCGCAAGCGCGAGGAGTTTATCAGGCTCCCTACTGACTTTACCGTGATCAGCACTATGTCCTAAGAATACAAAGTCTGCCGGTGTGTCAGCTACGATAGATTTTGCAACATTCAGCTTTTGTCCTAGCGTATACTCAGCGATTGTTGCCAATCTTTCCAGGTCCACAACTGCTGCAACTGGAACAGCGAAGGCGGCGTCGTCACCTAAGACTCTCGTCTTATATGTGGTTCCGAACATCTTCTTCTGAAGGAACAACTGGTAAATGAAGTTAATCAAGGATCCGACAAGCTGAGTTGAATACAACCCAGAGGCGATTCCACCTATCTTCAGGTACATCCCACCATTTGGCATGACAAGAGGAGTTCGAATAGCATAATCGACAAATCGATCATACTCGATAGACTGTTTACTATCTAAATCTAGAAATTCCTTTAGGATTTTATATCCTAAGTGCAACATAGCTGGAGCCTGACGTCCATCAAAGCCAGACCAATCCAAGCCAACCCCTTTCCCGTATAAGAAGAGGTTATCGATTAACATTGGAAGCTCTTTGAGAATAGTAATCCCATAGGGCATCGGAATGTCGCACGTCTCGTATGCACGGAATAACGCCTCAATGAACTGACCTTCCCATAAAATCACTTCAAAAGGCACTCCCCATACTAACCTGACCTTCGGTTTGTCGATGGTTGAGAGTTGCGTTCGAACGAAAGCAACTGCTGGGGGTAAGGCCCTTTTGCTCAAACGACCAGCCTTTGCTAAACGAGAAATTCGCTTAGCTTCAGACTTTGCCTCTAGCTCAACTTCACCTTTCTTAGATCCCATGAATGTCCATCCTGCACTCGTGTCTGGGCGGAAGGTAACGTTGTCGATCGCTATAGGCTCCACCTTTTCTCCAGGGTAGAAGGCTTGTTTGGCTTCTTCAACAGCCTCGATGAAATCAGGATCATCAAAAGGAAGAGAATGGTGGTCGATGTCATAGCGGGCAAGACTATCGTAAAGCCGGGATAAATTTGCCCCAGATCGGGTATAACCATCCAATTCAGGAGGTACCCCCCCCCAAAGTTCAGTTACGGCCTCAACTACAAAAGGATCAAATTCAACGAAACTCATGTCCATTGAATATCCTTGAGTTTTACCCAAGTACTTAAGACCTGAGTGTTTTGGGTGATATAACTGATCAGAGGGTTTCTCTGGAATCAGTTCAACCATTCCTGGTCTTCTGATTTGAACACTGCCTTCAGGCAAAGGTTGTAACTCTTTAATCATACGACTGAT